AGAGCTGTGGGACAAGACACATTCCAACCAAAAATTGGCTTTAAGACTCGTTACGGAATCGTTGCAAACCCATTTGCAGAAGGTAACGTATCTAACCAAGGTCTTGGAAGACTTCTATCCAACTCAAACCGTTACTACAGAAGAGTAAAGGTTACAAACCTAATGTAATTCAGATAATTACAATCTTACAAGAGACCCAAATGGGTCTCTTTTTTTATGCCTATATACTACACGGTTCAGTATGAGAATTATGAATAAATTAAAATGGATCTCTGTTGGTATTGTTGGCAGTCTCTTCGCTGTGTCACATATCGGAATGATTGGATACATTGCCACAAGAGAAAAAGAAGCACCACTACCATCAGTAGATTTACCTGTAGGGCCTTACACATCATATAAAGTCAGTGTATCAGACGAGGGGTATGCTATTTCGTATAAAGCAAACGATCCTAAGACTGCATACATTACTAAGGACATCAAGAAGAAAGGTGGATTCTTAGGACTGGCAAACAATACTACTAAGATTGCAGAAGAATACTTCATGGATGGTAAGACCAATCAGGGTGGTGCAGTGTCTAACACTCGTTCATGGTTAGACGGAAGGCCTGGATTAACACAAGATCAATCAGATGAGATAACTGCCGCTCGAAAAAGTGAAGCCTGTATCAAAGCAATCGGATCAGCAGAAGGTACAGGAAGACTTGTGGGTACTTCAGTTGGTGCAGCTGCTGCTCCTACTCTTAGTACTATTCCCTTTGTTGGTTGGGTCGCTGCTGGCTGGGTGGCTATGTTTGGTGGTGATCAAGGCGCTAATATAGGTGGAAACATGGCAGAAGACCTCAATAAAAACTGCTAAATAAAAGTAAAACCCCATGGCGGTTACTGGTAATAACACATTTACTGCCTTCTCTAGGCAAGTTGCGAATAGAAATTTTCTATCGCCTGCTGGATTTAAGTTTAATTTGGCTAAGACACCAAAAGTAGACTTCTTTTCTCAGTCAGTTTCAATACCAAATATCAATCTAGGAGTGTCTATTCAGACATCTTACTTGAAAGATATCCCTGTGCCTGGAGATAAGATGGACTATGGTGATCTGGATATTGAATTTTTTATTGATGAAAATCTAGAAAACTATTTACAGATAGAAAGATGGATGAGATCACTTGGATTTCCTGAGACTGTTGCTGAGTCAATTCCTCTAGATCCAAATAACGATGATTTACTTATGGGTTCCCGATCTGACGGAACTATGTTAATATATAATAGTAGCTTCAATCCAGTAGCAAGAGTAAATTTCAAAGACATGTTTCCATCTTCTTTGACTCCTGTGCCATTTACTGCTGATGTAACTGATATAAATTATATTATGGCGACAGCTACTTTCAAATATACTATTTTTAATGTGGAGAGTTTGATCGAGAATGAATCTTGAGTTCATACAAGAACTTTGGGATAAGGATTCGGTTATAGATAATGAATTATTACACTCAGAATCTACAAAAACACCAGCCTTACACGCAAAGTACTATAAAATTTTTACTAATATCCTGACTTTACAAAAAGCACAGGAAACTCAATATAAAATATTGAAAAAGGAAAAGTGGATATACTACAGTGGTAAAGCATCACCAGAAGTATATGCTGAAAAACCTTTTGATTATAAAGTTCTAAAGGCCGATTTAGACAAATACTTTGATGCAGACCCAGATCTCATCAAATGTACCGCAAAGATAGAGTACTACCAGATAATGTTAGATTATTTGGAGAGCATACTCAAGGTCATTCAAAACAGAACCTACCAAATCAAAAATGCCATTGAATGGCAACGATTTACAAATGGGTTATGACTAGTCTTAAGATTGCCAAAAAGAATGAAGTGCATCTTACAGTGGATGCAGAACCTCATGTACAACAGGAATTGTCAGATTACTTTACATTTGATGTTCCTGGCGCAAAGTTCATGCCGCAGTACAGGAGTCGTCATTGGGATGGCAAGATAAGATTATTTTCTACTGCTACTGGAGAAGTATATGTAGGATTGTTAGATAAAATAGTCTCTTGGGCTAAGAAAGCAGACTATAATGTAGAATTTTTAGAGAACGAAACTTACGGAACTCCATTTGAAGAGAACGAGGAGATATCATTAGAAGGTGTAAAGGACTATATGACTGCAATCTCCAGTCATAAACCAAGAGATTATCAGATTGATGGTGTATTTGATGCACTTAGAAACAATAGAAGGCTAATTATATCACCCACTGGGTCAGGTAAGTCACTCATGATCTATGCTGTTGCACGTTATCATGTAGGTAGAAAGAGAAGAATATTGCTTGTGGTTCCAACTACATCTCTTGTAGAACAGATGTACAAAGATTTTACTGATTATGGTTGGGATGTAGAAAAATACTGTCACAGGGTATATTCTGGAAGAGATAAAAACGCACAACAACGTGTAACAATATCAACTTGGCAGTCTATCTACAAGATGGATAGACAGTGGTTTTCTCAATTTGATGTTATAATAGGAGATGAAGCACACCAGTTTAAATCCAAGTCGCTAATCAATATCATGTCTAAGATGAGAGATACGAAATATAGATATGGATTTACAGGAACTCTAAGTGGCACACAGACTCATAAATGGGTCTTAGAAGGACTCTTTGGGCCATCATATAAAGTAACAAAGACCTCAGATTTGCAGGCCAAGGGTCAACTGGCAAAGTTATCCATACGGATTATACTACTCAAACACGAACCACGCCCGTTTGATGAATACCGAGAAGAAATGAACTATATCATAGAACATGACAGAAGAAATATGTTCATAAAAAATCTCGCTGTCACTCTAAAGGGTAATACTTTAGTGCTGTACAGTCGAGTCGAGGCTCATGGTGAACCATTATACAACTTAATAAATAGTAGCGTAGAGAATGATAGGAAAGTATTCTATGTACATGGTGGAGTGGACGGAGAAGAGCGAGAACAGGTTAGATCCATAACAGAGAAAGAATCAAATGCAATCATTGTTGCCTCTTATGGGACTTTTTCTACAGGAATTAACATTAAGGCCTTACATAACGTCATCTTTGCATCTCCTAGCAAAAGTAGAATACGCAATTTACAAAGTATTGGTAGGGTTCTAAGAAAATCTAAGGACAAAACCCATGCAATGTTATATGATATAGCAGATGATATTACATTCAACTCCAAAAGAAATTATACCTTGAATCATCTCATAGAAAGAATTAAAATATATAAAGAAGAAGATTTTAATTATGAACTGTCCCACATCAAACTAAAATAAGATGGAAGAAGAATTCTACGCATCAGTAAAATTAGTATCAGGCGAAGAAATCTTTGGAGAGGTAATGCCTTCCGAAGAAAATGGTCGCACGGTTTTGATTATTAGTGATCCTGTAGAAATTGAAACAGTGAGTATGAATGGATCTCATGAAGGACTCAGAATGATGCCTTGGTTAAGAAGTATGCCTACTGAGGGTATTATAATTATTCCAATGGATAAAGTTATTACTGTAGTTGAAGCAAGGGAAGAGTCTGAAGTCGTCGCCTATTATCAAAAATTCATTATGACTAATTTGAACGGAGGCTCTTCTGAGAAGATAAAAGTAACAAAGAAAATGGGATATGTAATTTCAGTCGAGAAGGCCAGAGAGAATCTTGAAAGAATATTTAAGAGTGGCTCTGAAGATCAGCTAAGCAGCTAAATTGCTCTTGCGCTCTGACAGAGCTATTGTACATCTAATTCAAGCACTTGTCAAGCGTTTGATTTTATGGTATACTAAAACTAACAAAAGAGGTAATATAGATGCCCGCAAAAGGTACTAGAACTAGGAAAAGATCTGAACATTACGTTAACAATAAAGAATTTTTATACGCAATAGTTCAATACAAGGCTGACGTAAAGGAGGCAGAGGAGAAAGGTGATCCAAAACCACGCATCACTAATTACCTTGGAGAGTGCTTCGTAAAAATCGCGACTCATTTATCATACAAACCAAACTTTGTAAACTATATGTTTAGGGAGGACATGATATCCGATGGCATCGAGAACTGCGTTCAGTACATACATAACTTCAATCCAGAAAAATCTACGAATCCTTTTGCTTACTTCACTCAAATCATACACTATGCTTTCCTCAGACGTATACAGAAAGAGAAAAA